CACAAACAACTAACACAGTGCCCCAGACAAATCAATTTATTGAACAAAAGGGTTACTCAGAGCAAGACTTACAGCGAGTACGTGAACAAGAAAAATCTAAGCTTTATCCTCAAATCGATTCTCTTAAAGAAGAAATTAATCTTCTAAAGAAAGATCGTGAAGATCGCTTAGCTGAAGTTAACCGTATGGCTGAAGAAAAAGCAGCAGAAGCTAAAGCCGCAGCAGAAGCTGATATGGATGTTCGTTCTCTTCTTGAACAGAAGGAAAAAGAATGGGCAGAAAAATTAGCAGAAGAAAAGGCAGAGCGTGAGCGTGCTTTTACTCTTCTAGAACGTGAACGTCAATACTCAGAAGTTACTGCGTATCGTACACAGCGTTTAGAAGAAGAACGGGATAATATTATCCCTGAGCTTGTAGATCTAATCTCAGGAAATAATCCCGAAGAGATAGAAGAAAGTATTACAGGACTACGTGAGCGCAGCTCACGAATCTTGGAATCGGCGCAATCTGCAATGCAGAACGCTAGAAAAGAAATGACAGGCAGTAGAGTAACATCTCCTGCATCCGGACCTATGGACACTAACTCGGACCAACAATCGTTTACATCGGAGCAGATTGCTTCTATGTCGGTTACTGAATACGCAAAATATCGAGAGAAGCTACTTGGAAGAGCAGCCTCTAATCGTAATAAGGGAATCTTCGGGTAAAAGTTTACCTATTAAACCAACCTAACATATATGAACAAGGAGTAACACCGACATGGCATCAGCCGTAACAGGTACCGGCAATTTAGCCGCAGCACCTACAGCATACTCTGGCTCCAATAGCCAGCTAACACAAGCAATTCAGACCATCTGGTCTAAGGAAATTCTATTCCAGTCAATGCCTATTCTTCGCTTCGAACAGTTCGCTGTTAAGAAGACAGAACTAGGCGTCGCACCTGGTCTACAGATTAACTTCATGCGTTATAACAACCTCGGATTTGCATCTTCACTAGTTGAAGGTGTCCGCATGTCAACAAACGCATTGACAGCACAGCAGTTCTCAATCACTGTAGCAGAGCACGGCTTTGCAATTGCAGTATCAGAACTACTACTTAACGCATCATTCGATGACGTTATGGCATCAGCTTCACGTCTTCTAGGACGTAACATGGCCCTCTATCTTGATGGCCAGGCTCGTGACACACTCATGGCAGCGTCTTCAAAGATCTACGGTTACGACCGTTCAGGTATCTCAGGAACAAACGCATGGTATGACGCAGGAACTGCAGGTACAACACGTGCCTCAATGACTGGCGCATTCAACCTTACAACAGCTGTTGTTAAGGATGCCGTAGAGACATTGGCAACAAAGAATATTCCTCGCCTTGGTGAGACATATGTTGCTTTCGTTCACCCACACCAGAGCCGTAAGCTTCGTGACAACGCAGAGTTCATCGAAGTAACAAAGTACGCAGCTCCAGGTAACTTCATGCTAGGTGAAATTGGTCGTCTATACGACACAGTATTCATCGAAACAACACAGATCGAAAAGGTTGCCGGCGGTGCAGGTGCTTCATACACAACTGACACAGCAGTAGCTCCAGGATCAATCGTTTACCCAACTGGTGGTGGATACACATCTCCAGCAACAAAGACAGGTAACGGCGCTGCAGACCGCTATTCAGCTATCTTCATTGGAGATAACGCATTCGGTCACGCAATTTCACTTCCAGTAGAACTCCGCGATGGCGGTATTCTAGACTTCGGTCGTGAGCATGCACTTGCTTGGTACGCAATCTACGGTCTTGGTCTTATCACAGATCAGTCTGTAGTTATCGCAGAAACCAACTAATTTCAGTAAGGGGAGGCTGGGCCTAAGAATCCAGCCTCCCAACACAAACAAACCTACAAGGAGAACATACATCGTGGCAAAAGCAAAAGTTACTGACGTTACAGGACGTCAACGTGAAGTACAAGTAAAGGCGCATGCAGAAGAACTTGCACTACGTGCAAATGAAATGTCTATGGCAACTGCAACGCAGAATTTCAAAGATCAAAATGAAATCACAGATCTTACAGATCTTTCTAAGCCAACCGTTATTGATGAAGTTGAAAGCGTGGGAGTTTCCCTTGCTGACGACGTAACAGTAATTCGTGTTGCAGAAGATATCAATATGATGACTATCGGAGTCGGCAACCATTATAATTTTGAAGCCGGTAAAAAGTACAAAGTACCGAAGCATGTGGCGGCACACCTTCAGGAAAAGGGTTATTTGTACGATAGGCTTTAATGCCGCTATTTAGGTCGCCCGCTCCGACAACCGCCCTCCTGTCGGAGCGGGTCTTTTTTACACAGACTAATCCAATATTTTGATGGATGATTAGCATACAACCTTTATGGAGGATAAATGACTGCCTCAGTACAACAGCTCTCAGAAAGACTAAGAGCAGAGATTGGCGACATAGCCCGGTCATTTACTGACACATTTACGGGCGATGGAATTACCTCTCGTTTTCAGCTTTCTCAAGCCCCCGTACAAGGATATACACTTGTTGTTACAGTAACAACGCCTGCAGCTACTGCGACAGTCACAGCCGCCTCTGCAAATGGAACAACAGTTACTTATACCTCAGCCAATACTTTTGCTGTAGGGCAGGTAGTGTCTATTGCTGGACTTTCTACAAATGCATTTAACCTTACAAATGCTACTATTGCAACCCGATCAGCTACTCAATTTACCGTAACTAGTACAGTCACTGGCACTGCGGTTACTGGTGCTGCAGTACTGGCCGTTAGAGCAGCAACTACAGTAGACCGTTCAGCTAACGTTACTATTGAAGAAGGTGTTGGAGTTTTAAGTTTTGAAATTGCTAACATTCCAGCAGACAATACAGTGATCAAGGTCTATGGACAAGCCTATCGTTATTTTACTGACTCAGAGATTAGCTACTATATTAATACAGCTTTTTTTGAGCACGCCAAATCTACCACAGATACACATGGGGCAAGAGTTCCACAGGTTTCTTTGCTCCCCCCAATAGATGAATACCCACTAGTTCTACTAGCTTCAACTATGGCTCTTTATACTCTAGCTACAGACTCTGCATTTGATATTGATATCTCGTCTCCCGACGGAGTACAGATACCTAGATCAGAACGTTTCCGTCAGTTAATGCAGATCGTAGAAGCACGTAAGGCTCAATATAAGGAACTTTGCGTAATGCTTGGCGTTGGAATGTACCGGATTGAGGTTGCAACTCTTCGTCGTATTAGTCGTTTGACTAACAGGTACGTACCAATTTATCGACCACAAGAAATTGATGACCACTCTCTACCAGATAGAGTTACCCTACCTATGCCGGACTACGGGGATATCACTCCCCCTACTCCAGTACTTTCAAGAGACATATCTATGTACTCTGGAGATGACTTCTCTATGCGGTACCAGTTTGGCTTTGATCTTACCACCTTTACTCCTAAAGGACAGGTACGCCTCTATACCCAAGGCAGCTATGCACAGGTTGGTCCACTATTGCTTGCGGACTTTACTATTACAAAGTACTCTGTAAATAACAACAGTGTTTTAGACGGACTAATAATTTCTCTTCCATCAGCTACTACAACTAATCTACCAAAAACATCATATTATGACATTCAAATGACTGGCTCTGATGGGAAGATTAAAACGTATGCTACAGGAAAGGTCTTCACAGAAAAGCAGGTGACAATTTGACCCCGATTTGGCAGCCTAACCCAATGTATGGACTAGAAATTCCAAACATCACTACCATCATAGAATCCCCTGATATTGTTCTTTCAGACCCTGATGCGCCGCCTCAGTTAGGCTATATCTATTACCAAAATACCCCTTCCGATACCTGGACCATTTCTCACAATTTAACCTTTCACCCAAATGTTACTGTAGTAGACTCTGGTGGTAGTGTTGTTGAGGGAGAAATTTCTTACCCAAGCGCTACTACAGTAGTACTAACGTTTAGGTCTGGCTTTAGCGGAAGAGCATACCTATCTTAAGGAGATAGTAAATGGCACGTAAATTTTTAACCCCGATTGACTTAGTCAAGAACGAGCTTCAAAATGCCCGTATCCAAAACTTAGCAACTGACCCATCAAACCCCGTAACAGGTCAACTTTACTACAACACTGCCTCTAATGAAATGCGTGTCTATAACGGCACTATCTGGGAAGCTGTTGGACTTAACGGTGTCACCGCAGATGCCGCAGAAATTAACATTCTTGATGGTGCAACACTTACCACCACAGAGCTTAACTACGTTGATGGTGTGACCTCAGGTATCCAAGGTCAACTTGATCTTAAAGCCCCTTTAGCAGGCCCAACATTTACAGGTACTGTAGTCCTACCAGCTACAACTTCAATTGGTGATGTATCTGCAACTGAAATTAGTTATGTAGACGGTGTCACATCCTCTATTCAGACACAGATAAACACTAAGGCACCAAGTGCTAACCCTACCTTTACAGGTACAGTTTCTTTAGATTCTTCAATTGTATTTGAAGGCTCTACAGCAGACGGTAACGAAACCACACTTACTGCAACTGACCCAACCGCTGACCGCACAATCACTCTCCCTGATGCTAGCGGAACAGTAATCCTTACAACCAACAAAGTTACAGATTTAACAGCACCAACCAGCGCGTTCACAATGAACAGCCAACTAATCACCAACGTAGCGGACCCAGTAAGCGCACAAGATGCAGCAACTAAGAACTATGTTGACTCTGTTGCACAAGGTCTTGATGTCAAAGCTTCTGTTCGTGCAGCAACTACTGCAGCAGTAACTTTATCTACGGGACTTGAGAATGGGGATACTCTTGATGGAGTAACTCTTGCTACTGGTGACCGTATTCTTGTTAAGCATCAGGCAGATGGTTCTGAAAACGGTATCTACGTAGTTAAGGCCTCTGGAGCTCCAGACCGTGCTTTGGATGCAAACTCTGGCGCAGATGTTACTTCGGGAATGTTTACATTTGTAGAACAAGGAACTGTAAACGGAAATAGCGGATGGGTATTAACAACTGACAACCCTATTACGCTAGGAACTACTGCTCTTACTTTTGCTCAGTTCTCAGGAGCTGGAACTTACACAGCCTCTAACGGCGTTCTACTTACAGGAACTAACTTTACATTTGCTCCAGCTACAACAGGTGGTTTACAGACAGATTCTAGCGGCGGAGCAATTAAGCTCGCTACTAACTCTGGTGCTGCCACAGACGCTAACGGCTTTGCAATTGGCGCCGGTAACGGTATCGTAGTTGGAACCAACACAATCTATGTTGATACTGCAGTAGTAGCTCGAAAGTACTCAACAACCCTTTCTACTTCAGCCACCTCATACACAGTTACACACAACCTTGGAACACTAGATGTTCACGTTCAAGTTTACGAAATAGCCACCGGCGAAGAAGTTATTGCAGATAACGTACGTGCAACAACATCCACTGTAACAATTGGGTTTGCATCTGCACCTACATCTAACGCCTACAGGGTAGTTGTAATCGGTTAATAAGGAGTGGACCTAAGTGTCACAAAAGTTTTTAACCTCCTTAAACTTACTAGGTAAGTCAACAGACCCTGCATCAGGCACGGCTGGTGATCTTTACTATAACACCACTTTACAGACTGTTAAAGTTTACACAGGTTCTGAATGGACAGTTATTTCGGGTGGTGGTGGCTCTATCACTGTTGGTGACACTGCTCCTGCATCCCCAACCGAGGGAAGTATTTGGTTTAAATCTGATACCGCCCAGACCTTTGTTTACTACGATAGCTTTTGGATTGAAATTGGCGTAGGCCCACAAGGCCCAGCTGGTCAAGCCACAATTAGCCGTTGGAAGAAAACTGCCGCGGGTGGAGAAACTTCTCTTACTGGCAATGATGACAGCTCGGTACCTTTGGCGTATACCGTTCAAAAAGAACAGCTTTACTTAAACGGTGTTTTGCTTGTTCGAGGCTCAGATTACACAGCTACTACTGGAACATCTATTACTGGCCTAACCGCGTTACTTGCGGGGGACATTGTTGAGATCATTACTTTTGGTGAATTTGTTTTAAACAGCGGAATTAGCGTTAACACAATTGATGCTAAAGGTGACTTGCTTGCTGGTACTGCAGCTGACACAGTAGGTAGACTCGCAGTAGGAACCAATGGATTTTATTTAAAAGCAAACTCAGGAACTGCAACAGGACTTGAGTGGGCAGCAGTAGACGTAGCAGCAATTGAAAACAATTATATACTCGCTCTTATGGGCGCAATCTAACGAAAGGTAGTAACTAATGGCTACAACGACTAAAGCACTAGTAAGAGCAGCGGCAGCAACGTCTTCCGCAACGCTTTACACTGTGCCTGCGTCTACAACTACGGTAATAACTAACATTGTGGTAACTAACTCTGCAGCAACAGCCGCAACGTTTACAATTACACTTGACGGCGTGGACTTCTTTAAGACAGTTGCTCTTGCTGCTAACTCAACAGCAATGTTTGACTTAAAACAGGTACTTGCAACTACAAAAATTATTGCTGGTTTTGCTAGCGCCGTGACAGTGTCATTTCACATTAGCGGAGTGGAGATTTCCTAATGGGTTCAACTATATTTCCTAATGCTGGTACTAATGTAAATTATAACATAGGAAATTTTGCATCACGCAGTGGTAAACCTTCTGGTTATGTACAATTTAACACAGAAACTAATACTGTAGAAGTAAATACTGGTAACGGGTGGAGAAAAGTTGCAGATGGAAGCCTGTCTGCTAGCGCAAATGGTGGAACTATTACATCTGATGGTACTTATACTTATCATACATTTCTTTCATCAGGAACGTTTACTCCCCTTATATCAATGAATGTTAGTGTTCTTGCTATTGCTGGCGGTGGCGGTGCTGGTTCTTATGGCGGCGGTGGCGCAGGTGGATTGCTTTACACTGCTTCAACTGCAGTAACAGCAAATACTGGCGTAACAGTTACTGTTGGTGGCGGTGGTGCTGCAACGGTAATGGCAACGTCAACAGCGCCTACTACTGGAAACAACTCCCAATTTGGTTCAGTAACGGCTTCAGTTGGTGGTGGTGGTGGTGGTGCTGGATGGACGGGTGGTTCTAACTCACCTGCTGCTGCTAATGGTGGTTCTGGTGGTGGAGGTTCTGCTCGTTATACAGTTGGTGGAGCCTCATCACAAGATACTGGTGGTACAGGTACTGCTGGTCAAGGCAATAATGGTGGCTCTGGTGTTTATACTGGCGACGCCTCACAACTTAAAGGTGGTGGTGGAGGCGGTGCAGGTGCTGCTGGTGCAAACGCAACTGGTTCTGCTGCTGGTATTGGTGGAGCAGGAAGCAACTCTTATTCAACTTGGGCAACTACTACATCAACTGGTTCAAGCGGTTATTATGCTGTAGGCGGTTCTGGAAATGGAGCAGCTGCACAAACTGGTGGAAGTTCAACAACTGGTGCTACAAATACAGGCAATGGCGCAGGCGCTGGTTCCTACGCTGGTGGTTCAGGTATTGTGATTGTGAGGTATTGAGCATGAGTAACTGGGTAGCGAGGAATAACTGATGGCAATTGATTTTCCAAATTCACCAAGCGTGAATCAGGTTTACACAGTAGGAAGTCGCACTTGGACTTATACTGGTACAGCTTGGGTATTAACCGGATCTGTCGGTATACCTGATGGTGGTGTGTTAGATGGCGGACAGCCCTCTACAACTACCCAGTACTACACATATAGTGGAGGAACACCCTAATGGCAGTTAATACATTAATGCAGATCCGCCGCGGTACTGCCGCGGCTTGGACTTCTGCCAACCCTACTCTTGCCGCAGGTGAGTGGGCGCTAGAGACTGATACTAAGTTCTTTAAGATGGGCGATGGCTCAACAGCTTGGACCAGCCTTAACTACAGCAGCCTCCCGTTACAGACTTCAAACAGCGGAAAGTACTTAACTACTAACGGAACAATTACATCTTGGGCAACCGTAGATGCGCTTCCAACACAAACATCCAACGGCGGAAAGTATCTAACTACTAATGGTACAGCCGCCTCATGGGCTACAATTGTTACAGATCCAAGTCCAACCGTTTTTATGATGATGGGAGCCTAATATGGCAAAGAAAGTCCTCGGCCAGTCCAATCCAGCAGCTACTACAGCCACCGCGCTGTACACAGTTCCGTCTGCGAAAGAAGCAGTGGTCTCATCTATCTCTATCGCTAACCTAGCTTCTTCATCTGCCACTTACCGTATTGCGATCCGCCCGGCGGGAGCTACCCTAGCTAACCTACATTACCTAGCCTATGACGTAACAGTTGGCGCCGCGGATACCACAATCATTACAGTAGGTATCACACTAGCTACTACTGACGTTATTACTGTCTACGCCTCAACCGCCAACCTCGCATTCTCTGCGTTTGGAGATGAGGCTTCCGTCTAATGTCTATTACTAGCGCTAAGTCTGGTGCGACAGGTATCAGTCTCGCGCTAGACAATAACTTTATGGAGCCTATTGCTAGCACCCTTGTTGGCGCTAGTGGGGTAAACACAGTTATATTTGACGATATTCCACAAAACTACAAGCATCTACAAATTAGATTTTTGGCAAGAACTACTAGAGCAAACCAAGAAGATAATATTCAGTTGCGTTTTAATTCTGACTCGGCTGCTAACTATGCTGCCCATGTTCTGTATGGCGATGGCGCAACTGCCGGTTCGTTCTCAGACGGA